AAATAATATAAATAAGATGGCAGAAACATTAATATCTCCAGGTGTATTAGCAAGAGAAAACGATCAATCTTTTGTTACTTCCCAACCAGTTGAAAGAGGTGCAGCAATTATTGGACCCGCAGTAATAGGTCCAGTTGAAAAACCTACACTAATTAGTTCATTTAGTTCTTACCAAGCATTGTTTGGTGGGGCATTACAAAGTGGATCAGGTGAGTTTACTTATCTTACTTCAATTGCAGCAAACCAATACTTCCAAAATGGAGGTAATTCTTTACTAGTAACCAGAGTAACATCAGGATCATTTACTTCAGCAGTAAGTTCACCAGTATTTAATGAGATAGAAAGTGGCATCCCAGAAGCAGGAGGTAATTTACTTGCGTCTTTAACATCAGGTGGTACAGGTGGTACCGCTGGTATTTTTTCAGAAGTAGCAACTACAGTATCCCCATCAGGAGGAACAGGTTTAACATTAACTATTACAACAGCAACTACTCCAGGTAAATTATTAACTACTGCGGATGCTTTATTAACTTCAATTACAACTAACCCAACGGATTGTGTAGATGCTACATACAATAATGTATCTCTAACAACAGGAACAGGAACAGGAACAGGTGCTGCAGCAACAGTAATAGTTACAGGAAATACAATTTCATCAATAACAGTAACAACAGCAGGAACAGGATATGGGGCTGGTTATATATTAAACATAGCAGCAGAAGCATTAGGTGTTGGGTCATCAGCAGCAATAATTTTAGTATCAACCCTTGATTTATTAGTTGAACCAACAGCAATCTTAACTAAAACACAAGGATCAGGATATGCAGTAGGTGATGTAGTAACAGTTGCATTAGGAGCAATTGGTACTCCATCAGCAGATTTAACATTAACATTAGTTGATGCCAATATAATAAATTCAAATGCTTTTACTTTAGAAACTATTTCTGAAGGAGAAATAATGAATACTGGAACTACAGAGATTACAAATGGTGCTTTAACTTCTGGTTCTACTGATAACCTTAGATGGGAAATAGTAGCATCTAACTCATCATCTGGTGTATTTAGTTTGTTAATAAGAAGAGGTGATGATACTAATAATAATAAAGTAGTATTAGAATCTTATAATAATGTTTCATTAGACCCATTTGCTTCAAATTATATTTCAAGAGCAATTGGTGATATTTCTAGTAATTTAATTACTGAAGGAGTAGATACATTTTTACAAGAAAGTGGATCTTTCCCAAATATTTCTAATTACGTAAGAGTAAAATCAGTTAATAACCCAACACCACGTTATTTTAATAATGACGGATCAGCAAAAGTACAATTTACAGGTAGTTTACCACAAATTGGTTCTGGTTCATTTAATGGGGCTGTAGGTTCTAACATACCAGTAGGAAGAACAGCTAATTTTTACCAAAATATAGGGCTTGGTACTCTTAAAGACACACAAGGATTAGTAGGATCTGATTATAATAATGCAATAGCACTATTAGCTAATCAAGATGATTACCAATTTAATGTAATATCAGTTCCAGGTTTATCAACACAACATCAATCAGCTCAAATTACTAGTGTAATGAATAATTCTATTTCACGTGGTGATAGTATTGCTGTAATAGATTTAGTTGGTTATAACACCGCTTTAAATGCTGTAGTGGCACAAGCCGGAGGAATTGATAATAGTTACACAGCTACATATTGGCCATGGTTACAAACAGTTGATCCTAATTCAGGCCAATTAGTTTTCATACCAGCTTCAACATTTATACCAGGTGTATATGCATTTACAGACGCTTCAAGTGATCCATGGTTCGCACCAGCAGGTATTACTAGAGGTGGAATGGGTCAAGTTGTTAGAGCTGAAAGAAAATTAACTTCCACAAATAGAGATACTTTATATGAAGCAAATGTAAACCCAATTGCAACATTCCCATCACAAGGAGTTGTAGTATTTGGTCAGAAAACATTACAAAAAGCTGCTTCAGCATTAGATAGAGTAAATGTACGTAGATTATTAATTACACTTAAGAGTTTTATCTCTCAAATTGCAGATAATTTAGTATTTGAACAAAATACAATTGCAACAAGACAAAATTTCTTGACACAAGTAAATCCATATTTAGAAAGTGTTCAACAGAGACAAGGATTGTTTGCCTTTAAAGTAGTAATGGATGAACAAAATAACACACCAGATGTTATAGATAGAAATGAGTTAGTAGGACAAATTTTCTTACAACCAACTAGAACAGCTGAATTTATATTACTAGATTTCAATGTACTACCAACTGGAGCAACATTTCCCTCGTAAAAACAAAAAAGATAAATATTTATAATAAAATAAGAAAATAAAATGGCAGTATTAAACCCAAACGAAATATTTTTCACAGCATTTGAACCAAAACAAAAGAACAGATTTATTTGTTTTGTAGATGGATTTCCCGCTTACATTATGAAAGGTGTAGGAGCTGTAACCGTATCACAAGGAACAGTACCTTTAAATCATATTAACGTTCAACGTTTTGTGAAAGGTAAAACAACTTGGGGTACAATTGAATTTACATTATTTGATCCAATCACTCCATCTGGTGCACAAGCAGTGATGGAATGGGTTAGATTACACCA